ATGGCACAGCCAGAGAGGACGGAGCCTACAATCAACTCCTTCCGCCCCGCAACGAATCAAAAGATCGACCTATCAAAACTCAACAATGGCGACAGGCCAATGCTAGGATAAGACACATGGCTGAAAAGAAAGAAACAAGCAAGGACGAGAAGGACAGCAACGAGAAGAACTACCTTGTTCGGTACAGGTTGCCTGGTGAAAAGGGCAGAAGCCCACGCAAGGTCGTGATTCAGGCTTTGAACCAATCAGATGCCAAGAGGACGGCACTCGCGACCATACCAAGCGCAGAGATCGTCGGTGGTCCAAAGGAACTCAGCGAGGGCGTAATGGACTTCGCTGGGCGTGTCGGCAAGTTCATGTCTCGTTGCGCTGGAAAGATGTGCCTTGCATATGCAAAGACACCCGTGAATGCGCGTGTCGGTACTTTGTCTCAGATTCGCAAGTTGGCAACCAGAGAGATTGCCAAGGGAACAGGCGAGAGGCTTGTCCGTGCTGGTGGCGGTGTGCCAGAAAAGGTTCGTCTCACCATAAAGAACACATCTTCGAAGAAAAAATCAACCAGATCACCGCGCAAGAGGAAGTAAACTATGGCCAGTACAGCGGGTCTTGCCACATGGAAGAAGTACTTTGAGGGTAAGGGAGATGTTCCTGTAGTTCTGAAAAAGGCCACAACACTCAAGCCAGTTGGCAAACACACAGCGGTATCTCTCCGCGAAGGAGATACCGTGACCTTGAAATCCCTCAAGAACGAGAAGGAATATCTCTCCTACGCAGGGGGTAGGACGGGACCAAAGGTTGTTGCGTGGATTCCAGTCGAATACAAAAACAAAGAATATCTCTGCACCATAGAGAATATGTCAAAGCCATCTAAAACTGGCAGAATAGATCTGAAGTTGCAGACCAGCAACATGTTGAGCAAGGCAAAAATCACCAAACTCGATATTTTTGGTGAGAAGAATGTAGATTGTGCTATATTCAGCAAAGCATCAGATCTGGCCGAATCCTGTAATGCATATATCAGAACAAACAAATTATTGGATAAGAACAAGAATTTCAAGAAATCGCTCGAAAAATATTTCGACTCCAACAACCATGTGAGGATTGAATTGATTGGTGCCATAGACGATGGAGAGATAGCAGAGTTCAAATATCTTGGAGAAGTTTGTGTTGGAATAATACTGCTTGAAAACAAAACAGCACAAGCCATATCTGGATCAAATCCATTTGCGGGGAAAAAAATCAAGAGAATGATCTATCCATTGTCAGAATCCTTCAAGGGAGCGGATGTCATAGCCGAAACAGGAGATGGAGACATGATTCCGTTGTCCTTGAAAGCGGGTACTGGTGCGGCAGCAAGTTTTTTTGGAAATTTGTACCCAATCGTGGCAAAGAATAAGAAATATAGACCAGACGGAAGTGTGATCAAAAAGATCTGGGAAGCAGCCACAGACATAGGTGCGACTGAAAAAGATCCGAAGAAAATCGTATATGAGTACGGCATAAGAAACATCCTTGGCTTGGGAAAGTCCAAGATAAGCAACACATACAAGGTATTCGAAGAGTTCAAAAAGTACGACAAGATGTCTCAGTACTCACCAGATGTCCGTGTTGTTTATTCGGCATTGGAGAAGAAGATGAAAGAACTCGGTGATAAGGTTGCCTTGGACAGACTTGACTCATCAACAACCGTTTTCTTCTGCAAGAATATAGCAAATGAGTTCAATGCCGATTCAAAAAGCATAGGTGCCGCATTAAGTGCGCTTGGGGAGAAGAATTTCTATCAGGTAAACTTGGACATAAAATCAGTCAAATCGGGATCTTTGAAGTTTACTGCTACCAAGGTGCCTGGTCAAGTTGCATCATTTGAGATGAAAGGAACAAAATCCGCGTACACGAATATCGATGCGTCTCAGGGAACATTGAACTACATCTTGTCCTAAATACTCTTGCATGGGACATGAACTCCACAGCATCGCAGGAATCGACTACTCCCTCTGTGGTCCCTGCATCTGCGTCTTCGAAGGCGGTGGGAGATTCTCCTTCGATGACTGCTGTTTTTACTTCCTCACCGATACCAAGAAGTATGCCAAGGTCTTCATGGGAAACATTCATGGAGAGTTGTTCTCCGAATGGGAAGAGGACATGGAGAGGTATCAGAGCATTGCTGATTGGGCAATAGACATTCTCAAGGATGTCAAGCAAGTTGCCCTAGAAGGCTATGCATACTCCGCTACAGGCAAAGTGTTTCACATTGCTGAGAATACAGGTGTACTGAAGTACAAACTATTTCAAGAGGGTATTCCCGTTACCATCATTCCACCCACAGAGGTGAAGAAGTTCGGCTGTGGTAAGGGCAACGGAGACAAGACTGCTATGCACGAAGCGTTTCTCAAGGAAACTGGCATAGATCTCAAGTCAATCATGACACCAGACAAGAAGGACATCACATCACCCGTATCAGATGTGATAGATGCCTATTACATCTGCAAGAAGATGCACGGCGAGATTCTTCTCTCCGCTATTTGATCAACTTAGAGCGGATTTCCTTGACGATCTTCTGTGTCGATTGCTTTTGAACCTTCTTGGCAAGACCATCATCACCGAAAATCTTGATCTTTGCCTCTTCGGGAATCTCGGTCTTGATGTCTTCAAGCAACTTGACATTGTCTGTCACTGCTTCTTCCGTCTTCTTGTTTCTGAAGATGAAGTAGCCAACTGAAATGGCAGATGCAAGGAATCCGATTATGAATACCACAAGACCAACTGTAGCAATCTCTTGATAGTAGTATTGGTTTGCTGCTGCAAGACCAACAGAAACAAATCCTGCACAGAGAATGATTCCACCGATGACCTTGTGAAAGTATGCTACGATCATTCCCGCAACAATCATTGCGAATCCAACCATCCAAAAGATTCTTACAATCTTCTGAATCTCTGCGGTCGATGCGGCAACAAGATCATCGTACTTCTTCTTCCAATCGCTGTTCGTGTTCTCAAGTTTCTCAATCTGCTCAAGAAGAGGTTGAACATTCTCCGCAGAAAGATCCTTCTGCACCGCATCGACTTCCTTCTGTATTGAGATTGCCGCATTCTCCACCTTGTTGCTCTCAACTACGATCTTGCTTGCCTCTTCAGCAACAACAGGATCCTCGGTCTTGTCCTTTATGGCGGTGGCAGATTGAGTGATCGTGGTGGCAGACTGCTGAATCTCTTCTGCATTTGCCTTGACAGCCTCATTTGATTCCGTGACCTTCTTGACATCGTCATATACGACGGTGGCTACGGGAGTCGCTGGCTTCTCGACCTTTGGAGTCGATGTGCATTTTGCACCAATCATCATGATTCCCATCGAAATGATCAGTGCGATTTTATATGTCATATTGTTCATTCTCTCACCATCGACTTTCTTCTCTTCATGGATTTTGCTCTCTTGCGATTTGCCGCTGCTCTCTTCTTCTTTGCCTTTCGTGCGGCTCTCTTGGCTTGCTTGGAACGACGAGCCTTCTCTGCTCCACCCATCTTTATGCAAGCCTTCCCGCCTTTCTTGGCAAGTTTCTGTCCTGCTGGACACTTGAAGACGATTCTCTTCTTTCCACCGCGAATGACTATCTTGCGCTTTGCTCCTTCAGCAAGCATCTCAAGTTCTTCGGATGGAATGAGCGAGAGAACCTGATCGACGCTGATGTCATCGACACCATAGACCACATAATGGGTTTCCATCAATGATGTGTTCGCAATGTCAAGTGATAGTTTCATTCGGACATCCTCGTTCGTCTCCTGCTGTCCCTTGTTGAACCTTGGATTTGCGAAGTTCTTGGCGGCGAATCCACCTGGTCCTTGGCGCACCAACTTGACCTGAACCTGCTTCTTTCCCTTGCCCATCGTGGACACAAGACCTTCGTGTTCCTCGCCACCATGGGTATCGATGTCGAACTGATGCTGATGCTTCTTGAACTGGTCGAGCATGTGGTGGGTTGCCTGGTTGATGTGGTGGTGGGCGCGGAACATGGCATCGAAGTGATGCGCGTTGGCATCTATCTCGCCATGCACGGCAGCGAGTGCCTTGGCACGGCCCTTCTCGCTCTTGTTTGTCTTGTGTATGAACTTCTGTGCGTGTGCCTTGAGTCCTTCGACGCTTCTCTTACCTGTTGTTCGTGCTGCGGTATTGGAATACTGCCTGACTATATCGTGAAGTCTCTTGTTGCCGACCAACTTGCGGGAGAACTCATGAACCTCTGGTGTGAGGTGCTTCTGTGCAGCGGCAAGATGCTTCGTGATCGCGGCATCTCTCTTTGCAGACAAGGATAGTTTGGTTGTCTTCTTGATGGCAAGATCGGGAGCATCGATGCCCACTCCCTGCAACTGAGAAACATCTGGATGGCTAGTGATCTTCTTCATGCCTTTGCTCCTGGCTTTGGAAGAGCATACTCTGAGTGTGCCGCCAGCGTGAGTTTCTTTCCGCCCTTCACCTTGTATGTGATTGTGTTTGGCTTTGCCGTGGTTTGATTTTCACCATCTGCCTCATGGTGGACAAGGTCTGCCTGAAATGCATGACCTGGCTTGATGTTCATGGTCTTCACATGATGAAGAAGGGGAACAAGATGCTTGATATAATGTTCCTTGCCTGTTGCATGGACATCTTCGGGAGTCTTGAAAACATGCTCTACCGTTCCATGCTTTGACTTGACGAAATGGGTTCCATCATGTTCTCTGCCTACCACGACGCTCATTCCACCATCTATCTTGAGAGACGGCTCATGTCCCTTGGTGTGCTTTCCCTTGAACCTCTGATGCATGGCAGTCATGTGCCTGAGTGCCTCGCTCGGATTTCCGTGGTAGATCATGTCCCCGACATGCTCAAGGTGTCCCGTGAATGGCTTCTTCTTTTTCTGCACTGCTTCGAAGATTGGTGCCTTCTTCTTCTTTCTTCGCCAGACTCCGTTCCCAAACTGCTTTTGACTTTGCTTTACTAAGGTTGGTTCTCCATCCGAAACCATTGCAATGCCAGGAGCAGATGCCGTGTTTGCAACTTCTTCGTCAAGCAAGATCTCAAGGATGTCCATCTTGTCCTGATCCTCAAGTGCCTCGGACATGAGTCTATGGGCTTCATCGGTCAGGTTTTTTCGCATGAAGTTCTGGTATGTTTCTTTCATATCTTCCTCAGTTCCCGCAAAAGAGAATCTTCCATCGGTATTGCTGCAAGATCAGCCTCTGGTATTTCGTGGCGAAGCACATTGAGATAGTAGAGGAATGTCTTGAGTTTTGGATGGAACTTCTCCTCCATCCTGTAGAACAATATTCTATTTCCTGCCTCTATTCCGAACACATTCGTAAGGACGATCAGATGGTTTATGATCAATCTGTTTCGCTGTGCCGTGTCCCCATCGTCGCGATTCATCAATCTCTTCAGATACTTGATTCTGTCTATATCCTCATAGAACTCCTCAAGAGAGGAGCATTGTGGATTATCATAGTTTTCAAGTGCGAAGGTCAGAAAGTCTTCATCACAAATACGATTGTCTGACATTAGAAACTCAGTCGTGATTCTTCTTGTCTGCTGTCATGTAGAGTTCTGCATCGATCATGAAGAGTCCGCCAGGAACCATGGATGTTCTAATCTTCAACTTTCCGTGCATACGGGAACGGAGGAAAATCTCGTCATCAATGTATGGACTTCCTGATACGGGGTGATCGCTTTCACGCTTTCCGTACTGATAGACATTGAATGTGCCGTTTGTGGCATCCTTGACACCGAAATTCATGTCGCCATCGTCCACATGCAGACCAATCGTCTGCAACTGAAGGAATAGGCGGTTCAATCGATCCATTGGATCAAGGTGCTGACCCATGAGGAACCTCTTGATGAATGCATTGATGACTTGCATGTTATCTGGCTTCTCGACATAGAACAATGCCCTGTCATCCAACGCAGAGCGGTGGTTTGTGTTGTATGTGGATTCCAATAGTGCCTCGACAAGAGTCTGATTCTTGCTCTTGTCTAGGGTGTTTGCGGCAATATCGGAAAGCGAGTCTCTGCGAGTGAATGGGTTCATTTGAATCTCCGTGATTTCGTAAAAGTATGTATAAAGGAAAACAGCGGCAAAAAGCCGCTGTGTCCCTTAGAGAAGACTTGATGTTAAGTCACTTGTTCCAAGGAAGTTTCTTAGAAACCCAGTTCCAGAGTGGGGTGCCGATTGCAGCACCAGCGACAAACATGAGAATGCTCCACCAAGCCGTACCTAGAAAATCTGCCATTTGGTTCTCCTTTATGAAATGAAACCATATACATCTATGTATCGACCGATCTTGAGATTTCCTAAATCACTGCTTTGCTAAATATGACAGGAGGATTACCATGGACAGACAATATTCAGAGTCATTTACCATCCCAACAGGTGGGTGGACAGGTGGAGCAAATGCAATCATGTGTACAGCAACTGCTCTAACAACAGGTATAACCGCAGATGTCAAATTGTGGAGAGATAGCGCAACCACGCGCATTGTCATGGCACCAGGAGAGATCCTACCACTCAAGGTTCGTTACATCAATCACAATTCGACAGTAATCGGATTCAACTGATACCACTGATTGTACAACTGAAGAGAACTAAGAAGCCCGGGGACATATTCCACGGGCTTTTTTACGAACTCCTGTAGGACTCCCGTCTCGCAAGCCACAAGAATCACGATCTGCTCGACCTTTCGACCCGTGAGTTCTTGGAACATCAAAGAGTATGCCGTGGCTTGCTGAAAGTAGTTCTTGATTCCGCTTGGATACTTCTCCCGCGTTGAACCCTTGAAGTCTACGACTGAAAGTTTCCCGTCGTAGTCGCAGATGCAGTCAACTCTGCCAGCGAGTCCTACGCTCTCGCTCCACATGTGTTGCTCAAGCGCATAGACATTGTCGATCTTTGTCTCGACATGACTCTTCAGCATTTCATAGAGTTCATTGACATCAGAATGTTCACAAAGAACAACATCCTCGTTCTTGAGGAGATGTTCCATCATTGAGTGGATGATGTTTCCGCGATCACAGACTCGTTGTGCCTCGCGAGGATTTGCCCTGCGCCAAATCTCTATGCCATCTTTGCCTTCGAAGCCCGTGACCGTCGTGACAGACGGCAGATGCTTTCCCGAAGGTGTGATGTAGACTCTCCCGTGCTTGTTCTCAAGCACACGGAGTTCAGGAAGATTTAGTTGTGTTGGTTGGTAGTTGTATGTCTTCAATCATCTATCCATTTCACAGGGAGGAGTGGGAAAATCCTTGCTCCTCTTTGATATATCCATTGGTTGACCAGGTGTCTTCACCTTGGTCTTCTTATCTACATCTTTCTTCTCGGAAATGACTTCCTTGAAGTAAGCCACGGTTTCACTTACGCTCATATTACTATAACGCGCTTCTCTGATGATGTCAACATACTTCTGATTAGAAACTATTGCTTGCCATGGAAGATTCATTCTATCGGCACAGCGACGAGCAAACTGATAGTCTGACTCATGCTTCTCGGTCAAGTTCTTCTTTTGTGCCATTTGCTTTCTTCCTTTTTGTGGGTTTTGGATTGAACAAAGATTCTTTTTCCTTTTCATTCAAACCAAAAAATCCAATATCAATAAGCATCTTTACCCTATCCTTCTTCAACTCGTCGTTGGATGAGAGGATTGTTTTTAAAGATTCAATTAATGCTTTATTGCTCTTCTTCATATACCCTTATTTATCCTTATCATGTTCTGAAATAAAAGACACCCCCCATTTCTGAGGGGTGTCCGGTAGCGAAGTTCCTTGTGCGGGTTAAGTTAGTTCCCGACGCGCAGTGAATAGCGTAACGACGCTTGCACTGTCCCCACGCCGACTCAGTGAGAAGACTGGGGCGAACAACAATATGTATAAAACTCACTCGTTCGCAAGACGCTTGAAGTAGTCGAGGGCATCATCATCCTCGTCGTCCTCACTCGCCTTGGTCTTGGGCTTTGCTTCCCGACCAGGAGCCTTCGCTTCGGCAGTTGGGAACTTCGGGGTGAACTTCTTCTCCGAAGCTCCCCCATCCTCTCC